ATAAATCAGCACTACATGAAATAATGAGGATACGAGATGAGTTCGGCACCTTTGCTGAACCCATCCTTTTCTTTTCACACTTTGAAAATTTTAGGAAAAAAATTTATCCCGAATACAAGGGACATCGAAACCGTAAGAAGCCTTGCGGATATAAGAAAGTCATTTCTGCTCTGCAGGATGACTACGGAACAGTTATCATGCCTGAACTAGAGGCTGATGATTCAATGGGCATCTACGCTACTAAATATCCTGGCAATATTATTGTAAGTCCAGATAAAGATATGAGACAAATACCCGGTAAACTCTATGACTTTAATGAAACAACACTCATCAAAGAAACTGATGGAAGAAATTGGCACTACATTCAAACTCTTGCCGGTGACGCAACCGATGGTTATTCTGGCGTTCCTGGCATTGGTGTTAAGCGTGCTGTAGTACTGTTTGAAAAGACAGGTTACAACTGGCAAACAATTAAAGATGCATTCGCTGCTAAGGATCTCGATGAGGACGTAGCATTAATGAATGCTCGACTAGCAAAGATCCTTACTAAAGACGACTATGATTTTAACAGAGCCGAACCCATACTATGGACCCCCACCACCAGTTGTGGAATTAACAACGGAACAGGATCTACAGATGAGGTTAGTGTATGATGCTATTAGTAAACCATCTACAACAAAGGAAGATGTTAATACAATACTGATGGCTTTACAACATCAGAACTTTATACTGTCCAACTCACTCATGAACTTAGTAAAGAAATGGCCGACTACTTCCACCTCAGCAACACGCCGAACGGCACCAACAACACCGGGCCAACCTACTACAAAAGAGGTAAAACCCAGGTTTGGGACTTTATTCGGGATAACGATTTAAGTTTCCACCTTGGCAATGCAATTAAATACATTGTACGTGCTGGATTTAAGCACGACAAGGAAGAAGATCTCAGAAAAGCAATCCATTATTTAGAGAATGAACTCGAATACATCCAGTCTACAAAACCAAGCGAAGGAATTTCGGAAGTCTTACCGTATCCCCAATTCAAAGACTGTATCTCAACGTTCAGTTCAGAAGAATCTGATCGTAGAGGAATTTAAAGAGTTCTTAGAGGCAGAAGGTATGTTATTTAGACATAACCCTGCCTTTCAATCAGACACTTTAAAAGAGTTAGCTGACTTAGTATATGTTTGTTTTCAGTATGCTGAGAATATGGGATGGGATCTTGACGAAGCAATGAATCGAGTGCACCTATCCAATATGTCTAAACTTGGTGAAGATGGGAAACCTATCTACCGAGAAGATGGCAAGGTCTTAAAGGGACCAAATTATGAACCACCTACATTAACTGATTTACTATGACCAACAAACCTTCACCTATTTCTCGTACTGGTAGGGTACAGAATTGGATTGATAATCCAGAAGGACGCTTACCAGTATCTTGCACGGTTTTTGTCGTAGAGGATTCTATGGACGAAGGACGTGACTCAATCGAATCAAGCTGGAGATTCGTCTCTCATGCACTCCGATATGGAGCAGGAGTTGCAGTACATTTATCAAAGCTCCGACCCAAAGGAAGTGAAAACGGAAAGGGTCTTACAGCTTCTGGCCCTGTATCTTTCGGCAAAATCTACTCAACATTAAATGAAACACTTAGACGAGGCGGGGTCTACAAAAATGGCGCTTGCGTTTTGCATTGCGATCTCAACCATAGCGATATCCTCGATTTTATTAATACCCCGCGACATGAACTCCCGTGGGTCAAGCGATGTGTCAATATCAATACCGAAATGTGGAACGACGCAAGCGATGAAGTCACTGAAGCCTTGCTACACGGAATTAAGAGCGGAGACATCTGGCTCTGTAAAATAAGACATAATAGAGATGGAAAAAGAATCTATGGTAACGTCTGTCTTGAGGTATTCCTGCCTTCACGTGGAACGTGCCTGCTCCAACATGTTAATCTCGGTGCCTGTGAACTCGAAGACCTCCCGAAGGCTTTCTATAACGGTATGTCCGAACTGTGCAATCTTCATGGCCGAACAGGTGTTGGAGAATCTGGAGAATATCTTTCGCCAGAAACAGATAGGCAAGTCGGACTTGGAATGCTCGGACTGGCCAACCTCTTACGGAGGTACGAAATAAGTTATGCAGAATTCGGAGATGCATTGGAGCGAGTCAACAAAGGACACGTACAAAGTGAAGCAGAAATCCTTGCCAATCAATTTAAAGTTGGTATTGAATCTGCTGCTCACGTGGCCCGTGGTCACAACATGGATAGGGCTTTTGCTATTGCTCCAACTGCTAGCTGTAGTTACAAGAGCGTCGATTTGGACGGCTACACAACTACACCAGAAATTGCACCACCTATTGGACGTACAGTAGATAGGGATTCCTCCACATTTGGAGTAACTTCCTATGATTATGGTCCTGTAGAAATAGCTACAGAGGTAGGTTGGGATGCATATAAGAAAGTAGCAGATCAGATAATGATCATGCTAGGAAACACGGGACTTCTTCATGGATACAGTTTCAACTCATGGAGTGATTCAGTAACCTACGACAATGCGTTCGTTGAGGAGTGGCTGGCATCGCCCCAGACCTCCCTTTATTACTCCTTACAAGTAATGGGTGACACTCAAGACAAGACTGATGTATATGCAGCAGCTGATTGGAATGAAGTGGACGGTTACTTACAGGATATTTTAAATGAACCACAATGTGATTGTCAAGAATGATGAGAAAGAACCCCTATCAAACACTACTAGAACGTAAGCGGAAGTGGACACCAGTCCAGATGACCGCAGGAAAACTGAAAGAAGGAAGTGAAGAAACTATTTTACGCGCATTGGCTATCCGTCATATGGAGTTACCAGTTGGTGAATGGATTAACGAAGCTCTTAAGCGTGAAGTACCATCGTACTCACGGGAAGTCCTGGAATCCAATGTCGAGGACGAAACTAACCACGACTTGGCTCTTGGTTACGTCGCCAATGCTCTCGGAACTGATCCTGAATCTGAACAAGAAGTCCTTAAGATCAGAGAAGCGTGGATGGCGCATCCAGATAACACGGTGCTCAAAGCACTTACTGCCGAGCGTGCAATTTTCTTTGTTTTACTCCCTTTCTTTCGATTTAATGGTGACGCTGGTCTTCGTACAATATCCGCAGATATCTCAAGAGACGAAACAGTCCACGTCGCAAGTCATTCCTTAGTTTGTCAAGAGATGAATTGGAATGCATCACCTAGCCTAGATAAACTACGTAAAGCAACTATTAGTTGGATACTAGAACCACTAGGTACTAATACCTACGACAGGTATTTAGATAAAAAATTCTGGCTGGATTCCAGTGATCGCTTAATGTATGAAGGTAAAGCTCCTGAGCTTTTCGAGACTAAGCGTGCTAGAATGCCTGCCTTCTTTGAACACAGCAATGTCAACCTCCCACAATATGCTTGAGGCTATTTACGGTCCTCAATTTGACAACCACCTCCTGGATGAACTTCAGGAGGTCTTTCCACCTCGCGACCCTACCCCGACGGATACGGTGTCGCTAATAATGTATACTGCCGGCCAACAATCAGTGATAGACTGGCTAACTAAACGAATGGAAAATGAAAGGTGAACTAGAAGCTACATCAGCAATTGATAGTATTTGGGCTAAACAAGCATTCGAAAGTCTACCAGAGACACGTAATGGTGACTGGCAAACTTTTAGATTAGATACTATAGAGAAATTAAAGAAAGGTGTACAAGAACCGAACAAGAAAGTATTTGATGCTTTGTACGATTGGATGTATACTGTTAATAAAGGACCAGACCTAGAAACTATATTGGAGACTTAATTACAATGCCATATGAGTGGAAACCCGGTAATAGTTGGTTGGGAAAAGGGGGAAGTGCAAAGTACTTTGATCAGGAGGATTATGACTATCTGATCGGCCAAGGAGCAACTCCCAAACAACTACTGGAAAAGCTGTGGGGTAATCAGCAGAGCCTGAGGGAGGGGGATAGATACAAGAAAGGTAGACGGACAGGGATTCACAGGGAACTCCAATTTAAACTCCAAAAGGAGGGTCGTTATAACCAGTCCATGGGTGGCGATCTTAAAATAGGTGATCTCAAAAAATGGAATTATGGTCTTTATGGACACCAGGATTGGTTTTCTAAGGGAGATATAGAAGGTGCTCGTAAATCTGGAGCAAGTGAGTA